ACGCAAGCGGGTCAAGTTGAAGCAAAACCCCACCTCTTGGGTTAAAGAAAAGGACGATGATATAAATTTCGTATGAAAAACTTTTTTTATATGGCAGTGTCTTACATAATATCCACATTATTTTTGTGGTGGTTTTATGATGACTTTCTAAGAGTAAAGTTTGAACTTCCTTATTTAAAATATTATGAGGTTGTGGCAGTACACATGGTATTTAGATTTTTCTTTTTTGGACAAATAAAAGATAACTATAAATTAGATGGTAATTTTGAAACATTACCTATGAAAGATTTTTTTAACAAAATAAAATAAGAGGTGAAAATGAGTTTATATGACGACAGACCAGAACCAAAAACAGAAACAGAACATACAGCAGATGAATCTGTTAATGTATCAATGGCAATGGAATTTCCATTTAGATTATTAGAATGGGGTATTGACGCAGAATCAAATATAGTTTATTTGTCTGATGAAATTACAGAACATACACTACCAGAACTAATACAAAAGTTCAGAACAGTGCTCAGATTTAATGACCCAGACGAGGGTAAGAAACCAATTAATTTACTAATAAATTGTTTAGGTGGAGATTTGATTTCTACACTTGGAATAGTTGATTATATAAACTCACTTGACAGACCCGTAAATACAATATGTAGAGGTGGAGCAATGTCAGCAGCAGCAGTCATACTCACTTGTGGAACTGGAAAAAGATTTATGAGTCCCAATAGCACTGTGATGTTTCATGAGGGAAGTATGATGGAAATGGGTAGAGTTACTGATGTTAAAAATTCTATAAAATGGAGTGAAGTGTTACTTGAAAAAATATATGGTTTATTAGCAGATAAAACAAAAGAAGATGCAGACTTTTGGAAAAAAACTCTACAAGCAGATACTTATTTGACAGCAGAAGAGTGTATAAAATTAGGAGTGATTGATGAAATTATCTGATACTTATAATGACATGGATAACGATAATATATTAGAAGCAAATCTTTTACTTGAAAAGATACAACTTCAACAAAAATATCTAACCAATCTTGTACATGATTTGGGTAAAGAAATAAATATGCTCGTTTCTGTATCAAGAGCATTATTATCAATAATGAAAACTGCAAACTTAACAGATGACACCGAATTTGAATCTCTCGTAAATACTCATCATAAAACTATTAATAAATTAATGGATAAAGAAGACGAAAGGTATAGAAAGATTGTAGATGAATTAAAGGAAGTAAATGAGCAAATAGAGATGATTCACACTGGTGAATATGGAGAATCATAATGGACACAGAATGGATTATAAACACTCTCTTAGAAGCAATAGAAGAAGGAGACTGGGAGTTAGTACAAGATGTTATTGATTACATACAAGAAATGGGAGTAGATGATTTATACATCCCACCACAAGATTAAACTAAAACGAAAGAGGTTATTATGTCATTAGAATTATCAGCAGAACAATTGCTTGAGAATTGGAATAAATTAATTGGTTATATCCCACAATACTTTGAGGGAGAACGAAAAGAAAAGTTAACGGAAATGTATGAACATTTTCAAGATAGGATGATGTATGCTCCAGCAAGTGGACGAGAACATTACCATAATGCTTTTCCAGGTGGATATGTTATGCATATCATAAATGTTACAGAGTCTTGTTTAAAGATTGCAAAATTATGGGAAGAGATGGGAGCCACTCCAGATTGGACAGAGGAGAATATTGTTTTTTGTGCGATGCACCATGATTTAGGAAAAGTAGGAGACATGGAACAAGACTACTATGTACCCAACCCATCTGAATGGCACAGAATAAATCAAGGTAAGATATATGACTTTAATAAAAACCTAAACTACATGACCGTAACAGATAGAGCGTGTTATTTACTAATGAAGTTTGGTGTAGATATGACAGAACAAGAATATATAGCAATGAGATTAACAGATGGTTTGTATGAAGATGGTAATAAGTCATACTTAATGAGTTATATGCCGGAATATGGGTTGAAATCAAATCTTCCACATATACTTCATCAAGGTGATATGATGTCCACAAAGATAGAAAACGAACAATGGAAGAGAAGTGTAGCAGGAAAACCAACAAAACCCATTGGTGTAAAACATAAAAAGAAAACAGATATCAAGTCAGTTGCAAAAAATGCAAACGGAGATGGTTTAGAAGATTTATTTGGAGACTTGTTTAAGGACAAAAAATGATAATAGAAATATTTTTACTTGTTTTATTGATTATTTCGTTGTATATTATATACAATTTAAATAAAAAAACAGAACAATATGAAGAATGGTTTGAATCAATTAGAGAACAAGTTAGTGACACCAATGTTAAACTAAATGAAATAGATGTCAGAGGAAGTTTTTCTTCTGATGACGAAATTGGATTTTATTTTAAATACATGAAAGATTTACAAAATCAACTATCAAAATACTTTAACTTAGAAGCGGAGTAAAAATGCCAAGAAAAGCAAAAAAGAAACAATACTTTACACAAGATACAGAAGATGCAATATGCAGATATAATGACCTTGACCCAGTACACCAAGCGCATATTAGAAATAAAATCTATAATGAACATATCAGAGCTGCTTTTGAGAAGTTAGCAGAAAATATAATTCATACTTTTAAATTTTACTATTTTGATGTACCAAGTGACGATGTAAAACATGAGGTAGTATCATTCCTCGTTTTGAATATACACAAATTTAAAAAAGGTAAAGGAAAAGCGTTCTCGTATTTTAGTATCGTTGCAAAAAACTATCTAATCTTAAATAATAATAAAAACTATAAGAAGTACAAAAATTCAGATAATCTAACAAAACTTGACTATGGTAGAAACCTAACTGGAGAAAGAAAACAAGTTGATGGTTTAGACTATATGAAAGAATTTGTTGATGACATGGTTGAATACTGGGATGACAATTTGACAAAACTTTTTCGTAAGAAAAGAGATATTCAGATTGCAGACGCAGTAATTGAGTTGTTTAAGAGACGAGGAGATTTAGAAAATTTCAATAAGAAAGCACTTTATATTATGATTCGTGAAATGACAGATGTCAAAACACAACACATTACTAAAGTTGTTAACCAAATGAAAAATCACTATCTTAAAATAAGTGAAAACTATTATCAGACGGGGTCGTTTTCTGGTAAAAAGATTGATATAAGTTCCCTATTTTAACCTATTGATGTCTAATTAAATAATAACAAAACAAAATAGCAGGAGTAGTAAAATGGCTAAAAAATCGGTAAATGAAAGAAACCAAGAGAACATTCAAGAAGTAATAGGGAGTTACAAACTCGCCGTTAGTGGTGTATATCCACAAGATGATGGAAGTACTATTGCAGTGGATGTTGATGGTCAACTGAACAATGTTCCAGTAAAATACATCACTAAAACTGGTGAAGATGGAAAACCAATGTGGGTTGTTGGTGTATTTTAAATAATACCTAACATACATTCAGTTATTTAAAAGGGTCTTTTATCAGGCCCTTTTATATTTATATATAGTAACAACTGGAACATATTATGTCTGATTTTGAAATTTTTAAGGGTAAAACCCTCTCATCTTTATTTAAAGATATTCACGATAACTCTGTTGAAAAGAAAGACCAAATAGAGGTATTGATAAAAAAACTTGAACCACTCATCAAGAACCTTGGTGATGCTACTATCGTTGTACCCTTGATAAAAGAGTATTTAGATGTTAGTGTAAAGAATGATGAACAACTTGTAAAGATAGCAACTATCGTACAGAGACTTGTAAGTTCACAAGCAAAATCTGGTGGTACAGACCATGAGATGATAAGTGAAGATGAAAAGAAACAATTGTTATCTGAATTAGAAAATGTAGCATTTGATGTTCAAGACAAGATGGATGAATTAGAGTCAAGGTCAGATAAGGAATCAACGAATGTCTAAACCATATATAGAAAGGTCCAGTAAAACAATACCACAAAATTCATCCGATAGACTTTTAGTTGGTAGTCAACAAGTAATAAACGAACCAGATTTATTTTATGAAATTGAACCTGCTGAAGTATTACATACATTGACAACAATATCAGATTTAGAAAAATTTCAAATTGTAGATGCCAACGGAGACCCCGATAAAACTTATTTAAATTGTTGTATAGTAAGACGATTATATACCGAATCAAATAGTTCTATTTTAGAAGAAAGGGGTGATGAAATATATAAGCATACAGCAAGACCACTTGACTCAAATATACTAAAAATACCGATACCTGGAGAAATTGTACCAATATTAAATTTTCTAAGTAGTGATTCTACTTTAAATACAAAAAGAAAAATATCATATTATATGTCTAATATAAATGTTTGGAATAGTCCACATCACAATTCATTACCAAATATATCTACTGAAAATTTAGAAGAAGGTACTTCAAGTGAAAGTATAAAAAGACCAGAAGATGGTAATCCATTTACAAGTGGAGAAGACATAGTAGACTTGGGTAAGTTTTTTACAGAAAGAGGTGATATAAAAAGAACTCAAATTTATCAAGGTGATGTGTTAGTTGAAGGTAGATTTGGACAACATATAAGGTTTGGTTCAAGTGATAAAATATTAGAAGAAAATCCTAATTGGTGGAGTGAAGGGTCTGATGAAACTTTAGGTAAACCAGTAACAATTATTAGTAATGGACAAAGTGTAGAAAATACTACAGAATTAGAACCAAGAGATTTATATTCTTCTGATTTTAATAAAGACTCCTCTACTATTATTTTAACAGAAAACCAACCATCAGTATTAGATGTTTCTTATTTAGAATTAGATAGTGAAGATGCTATTTTAAATACTTTGGACTTTGATATATTATCAGATACACAAAACCCAACTATTCAAATGAATAGTGATACTATAATGTTAAACGCAAGAAACAATAAATTATTGGGTTTTGCAAAACAAGGTATAGGATTAGTAACTACTGGTAACATGAGTATTGATGTTACAAATAAATGGGAAACCGTATCAAATGAAAAAGAAGAAGAGATGATTACATCTTATAAAATGGTTACACCAGATGCTAAATTTGAAGCAATAAAAAGTAAACTTGGACAAAGTCAAATTGGACAAGAACCTATGGTATTAGGAGACAAACTTGTAGAATGTCTTATAGACCTTATAGATGCAATTCCAAAATATGTCTTTGTTGGTGGTGGCGGCCCTCATCTAACTCAAAAAGGAAATCCTGGTGAAATTATGCACAAATCATTAAAACAAAAGATAAAAACCGTAATTCGTTCTAAGAATCATACACTTGATTAGGAGAGTATTTTATGTCACTTATTAGTGGGTCTTCGTTTACAACAACAGACATACCAGTAGAACACCCAACACTTGTTGACTTTACTTTAACAGAACCATTTAGTGGTTCGTTAGTAGTTAGTCAAAGTGTACGAGTTGAAGTAAGTGGTAGTGAAGACTCTTTCTTTCTTGGAAAAGTTTCTAATTACGATAGTGGTAGTTTAGAGTTACAGATAGAAAGTGTAGAAAATGAAACGGAAGGAAACTTTTCAGACTGGATTATAGTAAAAACTGAGGGTGGTCTACGAGGTTCGGCAAAAAAAACATCACTTGAAACTGCTGAAGAAGTTTTAAATGGTTTTAACGATATTGAAGGATTGGTAAATGATGGAAAGTTGCCAAATGTAGGTGGATTTGACCAATTATCAAAGTCTTTAGTAGGAATTAATACTGTAGGAGTTGGGCTTACAAATGAAGCATTAAAACAAGGTTTGATTGATGGTTTTTTAAAATGTTACAAGCAACAATCAAAATTACCATCTGGGATTGCAGTAGAAGCAGCCTGTTTTTTAAAAGGAGTTTGTCTTGCAAGAGTAATACATAAATTTGCACAAGCACATTTATCCATAGCAGACTCAGAATTACCTAATTTAAAATTACCACCTGGAATGCCAGCGGTACCACCAGGAATAACAACTGGACCACAGAATGTAATAAAAGGAACTGAGAGAGGAAAACACATAGGCAAACCATTATTTATAAAACCTGCTATTGAAGTTTTACTTGGTATTGCATTTGTAAAAACATACACAAAATCAAAAAGACCAGGATTTACAATAGAACAAGCAAGAGAAGTACAAGCAACAGAATTTGCAAAAGCATTAAAAAATTATTTTAAAACTACAATTGTTATTGGAGTAAATGACCATAATAAAGTTCTATTCGGGCCATCTGTTGGTGTAGCTGGATACTTTAGTGGTACTACGGTTGCTCCAGTTGGGTTAATTCCTCTTACTGGATTTAGTATTGCCGTAGGAAAAATAACTAATCCAGAACTAACAGACGACCCTTTAAAGAATTTTATTGAAGATTACAAAGAAATGATGAAAGAACAATCAGAAACAAAAGCAGGTACACCAATAGAAGTTGCCCAATTAAAGATGGCAAAAAGAGTAGCATCTGCTATGTTGAAACTATTTAATAGTATAGAAATAGAAGGAAATCATTTTGCCCCTTTGATGTTGAGTATGCCAGGTCAAGCGGGAGTGGGTACAATAGCAGGCCCTCCCCCAGTACCATCACCAGCAACAATAGTGGCACCATTCCCACCAATACCTGGAACAAATAAAGGTAAGTGGGGAATAAAAGTCGGTAAGGGAAAACTAATACCATAGGAGGTTAATATGGGAAAACAAGTAAAGGCATTAGAAACACTAATTCGTAAAGTTGTACGAGAAGAAATAAAGATGGGTGTTACTAAAGCGATACAAGAAGCAATAAATCCTAAAGTAAACCATAAAAAAGTTATGAAACAAGGAATAAAAAATGTACAACCAGTACAAGAAAAACGAGAGTTTGTAAAAGACAATCCTATGTTGAATGATATTTTAAACGAGACTGCTAACTCAATTGGAAACCCAGTAGAAACTACAGAACAAGAAGTTTCTTTTGCATCACAAGATGCTCCAGGATTCAATCGTTCTAATTTAGCAAATATGATGGGATATGGTGATTTTACACCACAAGGTAAAAGAGAATCTGTAGCACAACAAACTGCACAAAGTATGGGTATGACTATGGATGATTTGCCAGACGCAGTTTCAAATGCTTTGACTAAAGACTATAGTGGATTAATGAAAAAAATTGATGAGAAGAAGAAAGGTGATGGGGGGTTTAGACCATAATGGCTGGAGAAGCACAATATCAACCTTTAGATTTATCAGATGCGCAATTAGATTCTCTGTTTGAGGAGATACCTGTAGCAACACCTGGACCAGTAGCAGCAAAATTTGACAAAAATGTTGCAGTTGGTATTGATTTACCTTTTGTACCAGATAATCAAGGTCAGTTCAAAAGAAACTATTCTCAGATAAAACAAGCAAGAGCAAATTTAGTTAACTTATTGTTAACGAGAAAGGGTGAGAGAATAAATCATCCTGGATTTGGTTCTACATTATGGAATATATTGTTTGAACCAAATAAACCAGAGATATTAAAAGAAGATATAGAAACATCAATATTTGAAGCAGTTGATAACTGGTTACCATATATTTTGATTAGAGAGATAATTATTAATGAGACACCAGACGATATTGACAGAAACATACTAAAGATAGCAATTGGGTTTTCATTAAAAGATGATTTAGAAAATTTTGATGAAGTCTTTATATCTGTAAATGAGACATTTGGTCTCGTAAACTCAAATGGTGAAAATCAAAGTTAGAGAGAAAGTAGATGGCTGAAAATATACAACCTTTAAGTAAAGAAGTAAAATATTTAGGAAAAGATTTTGCATCACTAAGAAGTAATCTTATTGATTTTGCAAGAATATACTTTCCTAATTCTTATAACGATTTTAACGAAGCATCACCAGGTATGATGTTTATTGAAATGGCAGCATATGTAGGAGATGTTTTAAATTACTACATTGATAATGCAGTTCGTGAAAATTTATTATTGCATGCTAAACAGAGAAAAAATGTATATGAGATAGCAGAGTCACTTGGGTATAAACCTAAAGTAACTTCACCTGCTAAAGTAAGACTACAAATTTATCAAACGGTACCAGTAAAAGATACTGGAGTAAATTCAAAACCAGACTATGATTATGCTCTAACAATAAATCAAGGTAGTGAGTTCGCCTCAACATCAAATCCATCAGTAACATTTATTACTGATGTAGATTTAAATTTTTCAGTTAGTAGTAGTGTAGACCCTACCAATGTTAGTGTGTATTCTGTTGAAGAGGGAACAAGTCAACCATTATTTTACTTACTAAAAAAAGAAGTACAAGCAACTGCAGCAACTTTAAAAACACAAGCATTTACTTATGGAACACCCGAAAAATTTGGTACATCAAAATTACCAGATAATAATGTTATTAGAATAACAAAATGTGTAGATAGTGATAATAACAAATGGTATGAAGTTCCATTTTTAGGACAAGAAAC